TACCGAAACACCCATCCGGGTTGAGGTGTTGGATCTGGCAATATAGGTGGAGGTGACCATTGCTCTAAACGCGCTGTGTTATTGCGCGACTCTAAATTCCTTGGCATTCTGTCTTGAGATTCCTCTCCGACTAAAACATCTTCTTCCATCAAACATTCTCCTTATTCAACTGTGCTGCATACTGTTCGTTAGTAATCCCTAATCGCTTTGCCAATCTAACTTGCGTTTCGTTTAGCCTAACTTTTCGAGACTTCTTGCCCGCTCTTCCAGCGGGAGCAACAACCGCAGAAGTTTTTCGTTGTGCTGTTTCAGACTGCTCTTGTTCAACACCAAATGCTCTTGGAAAACTTTCTCGGAGCGTTTTGTCAATCGCAGAAAAATACTCTGGTGAGTTTCTTACTACGCCACGGTTATTTAACATTTCGTCCAAACCGTAGGCAAAGCCTGTTAAGGCTTCATTTCCGGGCGCTCCAAACCAAGGGTTTTTTTGCAACCACGAAACCAGATTGGGGTCCATAGGTTGCTGTTGCGGCGCTGTCGCCGTTTGTTGTTGAGGTATCTGCTGTTCAGGCACACTCTGTTCTGGATTTACTTGAGGCTGATAGTTCTGTATATACGTTCTATCTGCCTGTATTTTTGCCATCTGCTCTTGAGCAGCAACCATCGCATCCGTATCACCTTCTTCGTGAGCTTGCTTATACGCACGCTTCGCGGTTTCTAATTCAGCTTCGGTTCGCGTCTGCACACTCTGTAGTAATGCTTGCTCGCTCCTGCCAACTAAACCTTGTAGGTGATCGTTGTGTTGTTTCTGCTGCTGTGCAAATTGAATTGCCTCATCACGCATACGCTGGGCTTCTTCTTTCTCCCTGCGTTGTTGATGGTATTCATACTTAAGACGATTAGTTCTTTTCTTAACGTTCTCATCCATGTCATCTATTTCGTCATCAAGACGAAACGGTTCGGATTGAGTTCTTAATTCTTTCTGATCTTCAGCCGGACGATCATCAACTACCTCAACTTCTATCTCTTCGATTTCTTGAGGAACAAGATCTAATTCAGATTGAGGCTCTATAGGTTCTGGAAATGATAATTCAGACACGCCTTATCCCCCTTGGATCTTCGACAACAGCTTCCACTGTGTCATCGTTAATGATACGAAACTCTTTGCCATGTATGCTTATCCGTGTTCCGCTATAAGATCGCATTAGGATAAAGTCGCCTTCTTTGCACCACGGGCCGCTTGGAAAACGTTTCTTATCCTGATAACAGTCTGGCCCCAACTTAAGAACAAACCCAACGATTGTGGCTGTTTCCTCAATCTCGATAGTCTGTCTTGCTTTAAGTATTCCGCCATCTGTTTTCTCTTCGCTTTCAGGTATACCAATTAATATATGATACCCTGATGGTTCTGGTAGTTGTTTCGCCTTTTCTGCTTCAGACGATTCTTCTACCGCTTGTATTGTAGTTTCTGCTACTACGTCCATCTGCTTACCCTTATACACCACTTAAAAGGAAGTGGTTAACCTTCGCACCCTGTAGTGCTAAATCTCAGTAAACGTTTTTTCGGCTACCTCCGTTATTTCACGTTTTGCCATTTGTAAACCTTCTATCTGCCCCCTAACAACTTTATATTGCTCCATCGTTTCGATGCTTCCTGCAATTAAGGTTTCCGTTAGGCGAACTTCAGCCTCGTTTAAACGCGACAATATCAAATCTATAAACTGCGGGTCAACAAAATCTGCCATTATCTTACGGGCTTCTTAGGGTTTGTTATCTGTTCGGCTATCTTTCTACCAAGCTCTGCGCCAGCTTTTTTCTCGTCTGATGCAATCTTTGCTTCGCTCATTGCGTTTTTCAATAGTGAATCAGCAATGCGTGTACCTATCTCAACACCCCTTGCTCTTTGATTTTCACTAAGTTCTTTTTCACTAGCCATGCGGTCTAGCGCAGAATCTATTGCGCTTGCTCCAAGCTTGATCCCAGTTAACTTTTCATTAGCCTCTAACTTACGTTGTTCAATTTCAGCACGCATTTCGGCTTTACGCATATCGGCTTCAATCTTACGTTGCTCATTAGCAGTACGCTCTGCCTCGTTCTGAGCTTTTGCCGTAGCCGCTTGTTCATTAATCTGAAGTTCTTTCTGCTTAAGCTGCAAGATTGGATCTGCTGCTTGCTCTTGAGCTTGCTGCTCCTGTACTTCCATTTGATCTTTCTGAAGCAATTGAGCTGCTGCTTCTGCAACCAGTGATGCAAGCTTTGCTTCGACCTCTGGCGGTAGCTCCATATCTTCTGGAGGAAGATCCATGCCAAGCTCTTTTTGTATTTCCTGTCGGTACTGGAATGCCAGATGCTCTGCAATGTGAGCAGACATTTGCGCTTGTATTGCTTCTTGATTTGGCGCTTGTCCAAGTAGCTCTAACATCTTTGGATCTTGCATCATAGACATATGCGTTTGTATATGAGCCTCGTGATCCTGATAAGCAAACGCCTTTATCGGCTCACCATTAATAAGATCCATGTTTTCGCTAACTGGATCTTTAGGCTTCAAGTCATCCTTGTCAGGTACAATGTTTTCAGGATCTCTTATGCCCAACGCTTCAAGCATTTGCCTATGCAATACAGGCAAGTCGTATAGTTGTGGTGCTTGCTGGGATAACTGAAGAGCTGACTGATACTGCATAATCCTTTGCGACATTGTTGCGGCATTAGGATTAGATACAGGTATTACATCAACACGGCCATCAAAGTCTTTTGTAATATCATCACGTTCGCCATAAGGCTGATACGGATATTCAGTAGGGCCGAAGTCCTCAACAATGGTAACTAACAGCTTTAGTTCGTCCTTCATTGCTGCGTGAAGTCTGGCTTGTATTGCCGACATCACTTTCATATTTCTTTCAATCAACGCAAGCGTTGTGCCTACTGGAGCCTGATTTGACATATCCGCAGCTTTAATATCTGCCATAGATGCAAATCTTCTGGACTCTTCAGTGATTGTATTAAGTAGTTGATACAGGGTGCCGCTTGGTTCTTTGTATGGAAGGAAAGATATATTCTCTTTAATCGTTCCTCCGGGTACATCCACATCCCTAAATTCTCCGGGCATGATTGGCGTATCGTCAGCCTTGATCCTCATACCTCTTGCCTTTAACCCGCCCGGAAGGTTAGACAATGTTCCAGCATCTACCAACTGCCGTAGTATAGATGTAGCAGATTTAACAAGGCCACCAATTAGATGAACCAGCCCCAGACCATAAAAGCCAAGGCCGGGGATATATTCATAATGGACAAAATGATCTCTACGCATTTTATGCGGATCATCTTCATAATAGTTTCTTCTGATCGACAACACTGTAGACGAGCCTTTGTCGATAGTAACAACATACGGAACTGCAATACCTGTCGGCTCTCCATCTTGTTCATCGGGGAAATCCTCAAGATCTAGCTCGACCTGAACCTCCAATAACGTATGAACGCTTTCTCCAGAAAGATAACCACTACCAATTCCTGTGCCTACAGTTTCTCCAGTGATCTCTCCGTACTTGCTTTTAATGGGATCAATTTCATTATCAGGTGAGTTTAGTTCTACATCACGATACAGGCCGCTTACCTGTAGTTTACGAATCTCATTGCTAGTCTTACGCATCAAATGCGTCATGCGGTTTGTTGTTTTAAGATCTGTTGCGCCGTTGTATACCACCATGTCTTCAGCCGGAACAAACATTGAACATGGCCTACCCATGCTGGGATCATAATAAACTTTCTTGAAAGCACTACCCGCAAGCGGTAAGGAAAACAACATCCTTTCTGTTTCGCTGCGATACTCAGCCATCTTTTCTACAATGAGATAGTTCATGTAGTTCTGTATACGGCCAGCTTGCTTTTGAATCTCGTCTGTCGCTTCGCCAATAATCTTAGTACGGGCTGGGCCAGACGCAGGGAATATTTCTGAAATTGCCTGTGATTGAAATCGGATAACGGATTCGGCTAGCAAAGGATGGTGTACACCGCAAGCTCCCGGCCACGGCTCTGTACGATCTTCGATCTTTAAACCAAGAAGGTCTAAGCCCTC